CCGGACCTACCTCTACAACTACAACTGCAACTGCAACTGCGCGTGCACCTGCAAGTAAGGATTCACATGAAGAAAATCAAAATTATCCCTGCGGTTGAACACACAAACGTTCAACGCCAAGAAAAGGCGTACCTTGTTCGATTTGAGGTCGCTAAGGGCGCGTTCATCGCTCGGTATTTCAAAATCTTTACGCAGGACGAGACTTCCGGCGAGACGCTTGAACAAGAGTTGGAAGCGTTCGACCCCGACCAGACGCCTTTGATGCGGCAGCTTGTAAACGCGCACAAGTTTTACGCAGGCAAAGTCGTCAGTGCTTTGCCTGAAATGGCTGACGCTGTTTTGCGTGAGATTGGTCGTCAGATTTTCAAACCTCAGATTGGGGCTGGGTCCGTTGTCGGGGCGGCGGAGAAATACGACTTCCCGCTGTACGTTCTCCCGTTCGCTGGCGTAGACAGTGTGGGCGAACCCTATAACCACTTCGTCGAAAGCGCCCAGGTCAAAGGCCCAGTTCATCGCAACGGCCGGATGCGTGGCAACAAGCCGGTGTTCTTGTTTTATTCGGCAAAGAGCAACGATCCTATTGACGAATGGACTCTATGCCTTGTCGATACGTCCGCATTTGTGTTCGACGACCTGACACCTGGCGAGTGGCAAGTTGAAAATTCGTTTTCACCCATTAACCTGCTGCCTAAAATCAAATTGACCGCTCCGTCTAGCATTTCGGCCAATGGCTCTGCGGTGTTGGATGTGGCCATGCACTCGCTTGATGGCGCGGCGCTGTCGTACACGGGGGAACTTTGCGTCGAGGCTGTCGACGGCTACGTCCCAAAGTCGCGGGTCAAGATTGCCAACGGCGTGGGTCAATTCAAAGTGATGGCGCTTGGGCTTGACGCAGGCGACGTTATGCGGATTAAAGTCGGAACAAGACTTGTTTCAGGTCTGGCCGAAACCTCTATCGCGGTGACATGATTCGCTGCGAGGAGATTCCGCTCAACAGCACCGTCTTTGGCTGGCTGAAAGAGCGGACGCATTACGCCGAGGCAATTCGAGACATTAAGTCTCCGCTGGCTGATGGCGACCTTATGGAAGTGCCGCTTCCGATGTCGGCAGATGTTCTTCGCGCAGGCGTGGCCAATGCTGTAAGAAAGCATGGGCTGCATGGGTTTGTGTCATCGGACTTCATTGAGAAAGACCCCGCATACGCGAACCTGTCGTTGACGTGGAATCCACGAGCGACAGCCCCGCAGCATCAATCCACGCTGGGTTCGCCGCACTTGACTAGGGCGGAACACTTCTACGGCTCGGCCGAACTCATGGCTCGCTTGCCGCAAGTTCGAGACTCCTATTACGACAGCTACGGGTTCTGCGTGCCAACGCAGGCTATGCAAGAAGACCTGGCTCCACTCCATCAGCGGCTGAAGCGCACGATGGTGCGATCACGAATCTCCGTGGTGCGAGCGGGGAGGGTGGAGCCGACTGCGTTCTTCTTCGGCTGGCATCGAGACGAGGAGGTGTTTCAGAACTTGCGGCTGAACATTCCCGTCGTGACATCGCCCGAGCATCGGCTGCAAGTAATGCGCGACAAGCGCTTCCCCGATCCAAACAACCGCGACTTCAACGACTACTTCCTGGACGTTGGGAGCATCTACTCGCTCGACACAAACATCCCACATCGTCCGTGCGCCCGCGCCGTCTCGAAGATTGACAGGGCGCACATCATCATTGGAATCAGCCCGTGGTTCGACTATCACGAGGCTGACGACGCCTGGACGCCGAATCAATTCTTCGGCAAGAAGCATCCACTGCAAATGCTGCTGGATGGAGACGTGATATGACCTGGGCTACACCAGCGCAATTCAGAGGCCGGTACGACGACCTGATCTTCTGCCCTCTTGATCTGCCGAAGCCTCCCGAAGTCGTCGTCGAAGACTTCGTGCGGTGGATGAAGGTTGGGCAAGACGCACAGCGGATTGCGCCAAAGCTGGCGTTCGAGCGTGTGGAGAAGCGCACCTACCCGTGGCTTATGAGAACAATGACGGACGACTTCGCGCCGCTGGCTGAAGCGTTTCCGGATGTGTCGAAGTACCTGTCGGTCTTCCCATTCCGGAAGTTGCGTAGCGTCGTCATCCTTGCCCAGCAAGGTCATCAAGCCGTTCACACGCATACCGATTCGGACGGACTCTACGGCATGCGGTTCTACCTCACGGCAAAGAATGCCGAAGGGCTGCACTTCTTCAAGGGCAGAAGCCGCTACGATCGCTGCGACAACTACAAGCGCACGCCCACCGGGGAACTTGTGCGAGCCGATTGGGATGCACTATTCGACACAGGAAATCCCGTCTTCGCTTCACTGCCCGAAGAAACCAGAGCGTTCATGCTGAACAACGCCAGAGCAGCCCATGCTGTCAGCCCAAACACATGCGAATTGGGCGAGCGTATCGCTGTTCTGGTGCAGGGTGAGCTTGATGAAGCGCGGCGCGACACTCTGCTGGAAAGATCGCTCAAGCGATTCGGTCAAAACGCCATCTGGTACTAATACCAGAGCGCCGTATCCGCGTGCTTTGCCGCGCTTTGCCTCAACAGCCGCTCATGTGCCGTCTGATCAATGCTGGATGGGTCGGGAAGAAGCACGACCGTCACGCGATCGCCAAGACTGATTTCACCAGGCTCAACGCCATGCGCGGCTCGAATCGAGGTCAGCGCCCAAGAGAACGGCTCTTCGGCTGCGGTGACGTAGTGACGCTCGTCAGAACACAAGGCGTCAATTGCGGCGGGGCCGCCGCTGGCCCAAGTCTCGGGACGCTCCTTGAGTCGTTCCTTGAACTTGCGAAAGTAGAGCTTCGGGCCGCCGTGACTGAGGTAGATGCGCCAGCCAATGAAGTGATCGGGGTCTGTGTGGACAAACACGGACGCATTGGGACGCTGGGCAAGGACGCAGACTCGATGCCAATAGGATGCTGGAAACAGGCCGCAGTACCGAACGAGTTCAGGGAAGCGCTGGGCAAACTCCGGCTCCCAGACGTTATCGGCGCAGGCCACAATGCCTCGCCACGGGTACTCCTGACCTTCACTGGCCTCGTAAGCAAACTTGCTTCGCATCAGGGTACGAGACGCGCTCACCAGCCAATCATCGAACTCAGCCCTGTCGATCGCGGGAGGATGAGGTAGATCAAGGCGAGTGTAGATCAGGTCGGAAAGCGGTCGAGAATCCATCTGGTTGCCATCAAAATTAAGTCACAACTGAGTATACTATGTGTAAGGAGCGAACTATGAACCTGCGGATGAACAACAAGAAGACGACAGCGCTGTATTACATCGGCGCGGTGGGCGTCTGCGTTGCGCTATTGAACTGGAACTGGCAGTGGTTTCTTGCCGCGTTGGCACTTCACGTCTTCGTGATTTCTCTGTTTTCGGCTGTGGTGCATCGCTATTTCTGCCACCACGCATACGAAGCCAGTCCGACGCTGATGTGGCTGCTGTCATTCATCCCAGTTTCCTACGGCTACGCTACACCATCCGGCTGGGCTTCTCTGCATTCAGCGCATCACGCTTTCGCCGACACGGACAAAGACACACACATCAAGGGCTGGATCGGTCTGTTCACCGCCGCCTACAGGATGCCGCCTCTGAAGTTCGCTCTTGCGGCCAAATGGTTTCACGACAAGCGTCACGAGTTCCTTCACAAGAATGCGCTGGGGGTCGTTCTGGCATGGCAGTTGATTCTTCTTGCCATTTCGCCAGACGCATTCTTGTGGCTTGGTCTTGTGCCGATGTTCACGCTGCACTTCTGCAACGGCTTGCACCGTGTCTTCAGCCATCGCGGCACGTCAGCAACGAACCGCTGGTACTTGGAATACATCTGCCCAATGGGCGGTGAGTGGATTCATGACGAACATCACGTTCATGCCCGCAAACCCACCTTCTCTAACCACTGGTACGAACTGGACACCGGAGCCGTGTTCGTCCGCATTCTTTCGAGGACTTAACATGAAAAAGATGCGCTTCGGGCACAAGCTGCAATGGAACGCTTTGGCGATTCATATCGTTGCAGCGATCGGCCTGTATTTCTACTTCGACCCAATCTGGTTTCTGGTTTTCATTATCGGCAACCGCTTCATCATGGGGCTGGGTCATGACATCGGCATGCACCGCTACTTTGCCCACCGTGCCTTCGAGACGCGCCGCTGGGTGGAGTATGTGATGTTGTTCTTCGCCTGGTTCTCGTCGCAGGGATCGACGCTCGGGTGGGTTGCGCGACATCGAATCCACCATCCCAACTCAGACCTCGCCGGCGATCCGCATCCTTCGAAAGATTGGGTGCCTACATGGTTGTGGGTGGATACCGAAGCAGAGCGCAACATCAAGATTTCGCCCACGTTGGTGAAAGACCTGATTCGGAAGCCTGAGCATGTGTTCATGCGGAACCACTACTTCAAGATGTACTGGCTCATGCTTGTGGTCTTCGCGCTCACGCTCGGCCCCAAGTTCACGCTGTACTTCTTCGTGCTGAACGGCGTTGCGGGTTTCCACACCGCTGGCGTCATCAACATCATTTGCCACAAGTTCGGGTATCGCAACTTCGAAACCAAGGACTGTTCTCGCAACAACTGGCTCGTGTCGATCTTTTACCCTGGGTGCGGCTGGCACAACAATCACCATGCCAAACCTGATGCGTACACCTTCAAGGCGAACTGGTGGGAATACGACCCGTCAGGCTGGTTCATCAAGCACGTTCTGTCCACAAATCCGCGAATCCTGCGCGACATGAATGCGGCTGCGCTGAAGGGGTAATATGATTCGAGCAGAAGTCCCAGGAATAGACACGTCCCAATACGTCTTCGACACCGGACTGGATTTCGGTGCCGATTTTGGGCGACGTATTTTGGAAATGACAAACACGAAGCTGGAAGAATTCCCTCGTCGGCACAACTACAACAAGGCCGACAACCCCAGGGAGTTGATGAAGGCAATTGGGGTAGAAAAGAGCAGGGAGCTTTACCGGCGCATCGACCAGATGAAAGCCCTCTGTCCCAATCAACGGCTGATCGTTTTCAGCCAGCACTTCTTCCCGAAGGCGTTGGAGGAAGAGTTGGTCGGGCTGGCTCCAGGCTGGCTGCAAGCCCTCTCGCCAGGCGAACCGTCCGCGATGCTGCAAGTGTCAAAGGATGGCGACTACCTCGGGACGCACAAGGGTCACAAGCGTCGCGCCTCGCTGTTCATGCTTCTGCAAGGCAGCGGCCAGGAGACTCGCTGGTACAGAAACAAAGAGACGTTCGAAGTCATTGACCCGCTCCGCATTCCTGACCATGACAAGATTGAGCATGTGGTCACGGCGGTGATGCAGCCATTCCGCTGGTACATCTTCAATCACTTCGAGTGGCACTCGGTTCACAACTTCGCTCCAGGAAGCGTTCGCGTAAACATGGGACTGGACTTCAACAACGTCACCGCCCCCGAGCTTGTCGAGCGGGTGAGGGCGGCCAAGTAATCAAAAGTCTTCGTCGTAAGGGCGAAGACCCTGAACCACGATTGCGTTGCATGGAACAGGCAAGCCGCCAAGCACACGATTGTTGATGCTTTGCCATTGCGAAAGACTACCTGCCGAAAGTCGCTCAACGGGAACAATTCTGTACTCGCCAAGTCTACCAAGTCGCTTGGCGATTCTAGAGCGCTTCCATCGACGCGCGTCGGCTCGAACATAGTAGATTGCCCAGCAACCTCTGGCCTCAAGGTGAGCGAGTGCGGCGTCAATCGCGTAGCGAAGACCGGAGCGTTCGGGGTTATAAACTCCGCCAGTTGGGCGATTCAGAAAGATCACGAGAGTTGCGGCTGGTTGATCGACCCAGGGCCACACGACGCAGAACGCCAGAAGTCGATCGGCTTCGAAGCAGCCGTAGGCCACGCAGCCGGACGCCAGGAGTTGACGGAAAGTGTCGGCATACTTTTGCGCGTCAGGCCGCTTCGGAGCCAGCATCAAGAGTGGCTGTGAATCGTAACAATCCTGAACTGATTGTGCGTCGTCCAGGGAAAGTTGACGGGTTGTCAGATTGCTACTCATGCGCTTGGCTTTGTATAATGATGAATCATATTGTACCGATCAAAACACTGGAGAACTGATGGCGTCTTTCCTCATCAAAACGAAGAACACTCAAGGCGGTCCTGACATGGTTTTGCGCTACGACAATCAAACGTCGGAGCTTGTGAATGTGGAAACAGGGCGGCCCGTGGTGCAAAAAATTGATGCGCGGCCACTTAGCGGCCATGCGTTTGCCGTAAGCGTCGATAACCCCGCCGGCAAAACCTCTCCCAAGGTTCTCAAAATCTCGCTGGGGCTGTCGTGCAACTACGAATGCGAATACTGCTCGCAGCGCTTTGTGCCTCGCGCAGCGGAAACTAACCCTGGTGAAGTTCAGTCATTTGTGAAAGAACTGGATGGTTGGGTGAAAGAAGAGCCGACTCAGATCGAGTTCTGGGGCGGTGAGCCGCTGGTCTACATTAAGACGATGCGCCCGCTCGTTGAGCTTCTTCGGGTCAAGTACCCCAATGCGCAGTTCCAAATCATCACGAACGGCTCTCTGCTGACGCCCGAGATCAACGAATGGCTGGACACGATGGGCTTCCAGGTGGGCGTCTCGCATGACGGCCCTGGGCAGCACGTTCGCGGTCCGGACCCTCTGGAAGACCCGGAGAAGCGCGCCGCCATTCTGGACTTGTGGAGCCGACTCGGGCCGAAGGGTCGTATGAGCTTCAACGCCATGATCAACCGACACAACCCCTCCCGAGCCGCCATCCAGCGCTTCTTCGTTGACCTGACCGGCGACCCGTATGTCCCGATTGGCGAGGGCAGCTTCGTTGACGCCTATGACGAAGGTGGCGCGGCCAACTCTCTGAAGCCCGAAGAATTCGCCACGTTCCGCAACCTGTCGTTCCACGAGATTCGAACCGGCCAAGCTGCAAACTTCGGCGTTGTGCGCGAGCGCGTTGCCAGCTTTGTCAATTCGATTCGCGTGGGCCGTCGAGCCGAAAACCTGGGACAAAAGTGCGGCATGGACGAGCCTGACAAGATTGCTGTCGATTTGCGCGGCAACATTCTGACCTGTCAGAACGTGAGCGCGGCGTCCGTTGCCCCCAATGGCCAGGATCACAAAATCGGGCACGTTTCCGACTTGGCAAGCGCGAAGCTGAACACCTCTACCCATTGGTCGAAGCGGGAAGAGTGCCCCAACTGCCCCATGCTTCAAATCTGCAAAGGCGCTTGCATGTTCCTTGAGGGCGACCTTTGGGAACTCTCGTGCGACAACGCCTTCTCAGATGCGGTTTCCGTCTTCGCTGCGGGCATCGAATTTCTGACGGGCTGTGTGCCAATGGAAATCGAAGGCCCACAACGCGCTGATCGCAAAGTCCTGTGGAAAAAGCAGGAGCCGGTTCAGCGAAAGGGTAAAATCATTCCAATTGCAGTGGCTAACTAAGGAGCAAGAATGGCTACAAAGAAGAAGGTTGATACAGTGGAAGAACTGAAGCGAGTGCCGCAACCGCCAGTTCGACAGGAGTTGATCGGCGATTGCGCTGATACTGGGTCCAAAGTGGTGCATGTGGCTCAAAAATACTACCGCATCGAGGGCGAAGCGGTGGAAGTTTGCGGCATCACCGCAGAAGGGCAGCCGGACGGCAATTGGGCCAAAGACGGGAATCCGCCCTCGAAGGCGCTTTCCATGCTCGGTCGGGCATAAGTCACCACTGACTTGACATTGACGGCAACTTTGGGGGACAATCGTCCCCCATAGTTGTTTGTAACCAAGGAACGTCCGCGATGTCGAAAGCCGCCGAATTCATTTCTCTCATGTTCTTTGCGCGGAACTTCACCCATCGTGAACACCTTCGTACTACCGTTTACGCCCGCCACATGGCTTTGGGCGAGTTCTACGACGCCATCGTCGATCTCGCGGACAAATTCACCGAGGTTTTCCAGGGCCGCTACGGCATCGTGGAAGACGTATCGCTCGACCAGCTTGACACGGAAACCGACTCCCTGACGCTCCTTCAATCTCAAGTTGATTGGATCGACGCGAACCGCTACATGATCGCGCCCGTCAAGGACACGACCACCCAGAACATCATTGACGAGATCATCGCTCAATACCTCCACACCATCTACAAATACCGCACCCTGATGTAAGTCAGGCGTGAACGACTACGGAAAGGCTGCGGCATGGCAGAACCCATCACGACAACCACGGGCACCGGATTCATCATCGGTAAGGCTCTTTCGGCGCTCGCTGGCCTGATTGGTGGCCTGTCGATCAGCGTTTTCTGGCAGCCCGAGAAGATCAAGCAACACGGTCGCCTCGCGGCCGGCGCTCTCATTGGCGGCATCTCCGTTGGCGGCGCGTTCACGCTTGGCGGGTTGGTGGCTCGCTATCTCGGCCTGGACCTGGCCGACATGGATACCGCGCTGGGTATCGGCTTCGTTATTGGCGTGACTTCGGTCGGCATCATCAACTTCATTGCCAACTTCCTCGAACGACGCGAGTCGCGGGACATCCTCGAAGTCGTCGGAGAGGTTCGTGAAGCCAAACGGCGCATTACCAAACCAACGCCACGCCGCCCCACCAAACGAGGAGCAAAGAATGGGTGACATCACGCTATACGCAACAGTTCTGGCGGCCGACATGATCGCCCTGGCCGTCATCGTGGGAGCGCTGTTCCACGAGAAGACTCAGATGTTCCCGGCCTATCACAAGGCCGGCTTCATTGTCATGACATTCGGACTTTTGGCTCAAGCCGCGCTTTGCGTTCGCTTCTTCATTGAAGGGCAGGCCATCAGTACGAATCTGCCGTGGTGGGCGCTGAAAGACCTGGGCTTTGCATTGGTCGCTGGCGGCTATCTGTGGGAGGGCTATGCCAAATCCAAACTGCAAGCTGTCGCGCCTGAAGTTCAAGCGCCCCCGGCCAAGAAAGCGCCTGTGAAGAGGCCGGCTGCAAAGAAAGCACCCGCGAAAAAGACGGCCAAAGCGAAATGAAGTTCCCCAACCCGTATCTGCTGCTTGGCGTTGTTCTCGCGCTGCTGCTGACATTCTGGGCAGGGCATCACAAGGGTTACGCGCTGGCGACACTCGAACACCAGAGTGAGGTTGGCAAGCTGAATGCACAGGCCAGAGATCGTGAACAGGCTGACGCGGCCAAGATCAACGACCTGGCCTATCAACTGGAGAAGGCAAATAAAGATGCAGACGTTCAAATCAACAAGCTGCGCCGTGATCTTCGCGCTGGCACTCAGCGGCTGTCAGTCCCTGTCGTCAACGTATGTCCCGCCGAACCCGCCACCGCTCCCTCCGGAGATCGGGTTGAAACGCGAGCCGAACTTGACCCAAAGGCTGCTGACGATCTTGTCGCCATCGCCCAAGAAGGAGACGCAGCAATCAGGCAACTGAATGCCTGCATTGACGCTTACAACGAGGTTCGCCAGAAATGATCAACAGTCGCAACATCGCGGACCTCCATCCGGTCGTCGCGCAGAAGGTTCAGGCGTTCGTTGACGCCTGCAAGAAGCAGGGGATTGACCTTCTGCTGACAAGCACCTACCGCGACATGGAGTCGCAAGCGGCTCTGTATGCGCAGGGTCGCACAGCGCCAGGCAAGATCGTGACCAACGCCAAACCTGGCTACTCCTTCCACAACTTCCGTGTCGCGGTCGATGTGGTTCCCCTGGTGAATGGCAAGCCTGTATGGGGCACTACCGGCGAAGACGGCAAGCTGTGGGATCGTGTAGGAGCCATCGGGGAATCATGCGGTCTTGAATGGGCGAAGCGTTGGAAGTCGTTTCCTGAGTTGGCTCACTTTCAGTACACCGGCGGCCTGTCACTTGCAGACCTCCGAGCGGGGAAAGCATTCCCGAACGCATAAGTCACAACTGACTACAATTCGAAAACCGGCCCCAGTGGTCGCAGCAAAGGAGAACCATGTCAGCGGAAATGTCCGAGTTCATCAAGGTCTACAACGA